GAGATTTTTTTCCGTTTCTTAATCCTAATGACTCATCAAGTCTGTCGTTATATCCTTGTTTCATAATAATTTTTTTTTCTTAATTAATACCCTTTAGTTTTAACAGGCTTTTTTTTAATTTTTTTCTTTTTCATTAATTAATTTTTTACAAATATAATAATTAATTTTTTAACATCTCCAGCGTCTTAAAGACATAGCCTTTCTTGTTGGCCTTCCTTTCTTATCCTTTAATGGACCTTTCATTCCACTCATTCTTGCACAAAAAGATTTTCTACGAGCTGCATCTTTACTTCCTTTTTTTACTTTACCAGTTACAGCAGTTTGTAATTTACTTCCTGGATTAGCCTTTCTATAAGCTGCTACTCCTTTTTTAGTCATTCCAGCCCCAGACTTAGTAGTCCTATAGTTTCCTCCTTTGCTTGTTGTTTTACTTATTTGTTTTTTTTTCGTTCTCCCTTTAGTAGCCATTATTTATTTTTTGGTAAGGATTTTATTTTTCCATTTTCTGTTCGTGCATACCTGTGTGTAGCAGTTTCTTTACTTGCTATAAGTGTACCACAATACTTACCACCTCCATATTGCCAACATACTTTTTTACCTGTCCTACCTTTTTTAGCCATTATTTATTTTTTATTTAGACAAAGATAATTATAATTTTATATTCTTTTTAAACCATTTAAATGCTTTACTAACTAAAGTGTTTTGTTTTTTCTTTTCTATTGCTCTACAATTTATACAAAGAGAATCACTAACAGTAAATCTAACTGTATCTACAATTTGTTTAACAACAATTTTATAATCAAAAACTAAACTGTCTTCGCTTATTAATTTTAAATTATTTAATTCATATATACTTTCATTAAATTTTTTTTCAATTTTTTTTATATCTCTTTTTTTTCTCCAAAGATCTTGCTCAAGTAAAATTTTTTGTTTTTTTTGTTTATTTACTTTTTCTATTGTTCCTTCAGCTGCTAAAAACAAACTATCTAAATTGGGCTGTATAAAATCTTTTTTTATTTCAGGCGGTTCTGTTTCTAAGCATGAAGAAAATATTACTAATAATATAAAACATTTATTCTTCATTTATTCCTTGTAGTGTTTCAATAAATTTATCATTTAATTTTTTATAATCACTTCGTAAAGTAATTACTTCTTCTTGCAAAGCTTCAATTTGATTAGTAAGAGTAGTTTTATTATCAATATATAAATAACCAATAGCAATTAAACAAAAAAATAAAAGACCTGTCACTGGGTTTGCGGCAAAATCTTTAAAATCTATAGGTGATTTCATATTATTACTATTTCCATTTTTGTATTTTTACAAAGATATAAATTAAATTAAATGCTTAAGTATAAACACAACTACCTTAAATATTGGAGGATTATACGCTATTGGGTTAAAGCTAAGTACAATCTTACAACTCCTGACATTGAAATGATTTTATTTTTATATAGCGAAGAGTATTTTAATAAAACAAAGTTTAAAGAGTTTGAGGAATTAATGTCTTGGGATACAAAAAGATTTGAAAGGTTATTAAAAGAAGGTTGGATTAGTGTTTGGAGAAAAGGTTTTGGTAAACATACAACGCTTTACGAGCTTTCCTATAAAGGAAAGCGAGTCGCTAATACAATTTATCGTAAATTAAATGGTGAAGAAATAGCAGAGTCACCTTCAATTAATCCTTTATTTAGAACGGATGCAAGCTATATGGATAAAGTTTATCGTAATTCCATAAAAGAACTTAACGAGTTTATACAACAACAACGATATCTCTCTCAGTAATAATAGTAAAAGTATCGTCATGTATAAGCATACTAAAGCCAGCAGACTTATCATAATAAATAATTTGACCTTCTTCAATCTCTGAGACATCAGTACCTGATTTTATTACCTTACCTTTTTTATACCTAAATTCATCTGCGTCTTCTGCAGTAAGAATTAATCCTGATTTAGTTTTTAATTCTTCTTGTATTGGTTTTATTATAACATATTTACCTATTGGTTTCATATTTAACTTTTAAAGATAGCATAAATTTTTATACCGTTCTTGTTATTAATTAATCTACGTTCTACTATTTCTTTTGAAACGACAACCGCAGGTTGGAGTTTCGGATTTTTTGAGTTAAGCTTTCTTTTCTTCATATTCTTTTATATTATCCCAAAGCTTGTTCTTTGACATTATTCCTAACAATTTTAGTAAAAACTCTATCATGCCCTCATGTTTGTTACTATAGCGTTTGTGCTAAGTATAGTTGTTGCTACACTTATTGCATTAGTCAATGCGTTCTTAGTAACCTTAAGAGGATCAATAACACCTAACTTATACATATCTCCATACTTGTTATTCTTAACATCGTACCCATAATTATATTTTTTGTCATATAATTGTTCTATAACTTTATCTCTATCCTTTCCTGCATTGTCTAATATTTGAATAAGAGGTGAGCGTAATGCAGACTCTAAAATTAAGACTGCATCTTTCTCATCTTGATTTTTAGTTTTAGCTGCTAACATCATTGATTCTCTAAACAGAGCTATTCCTCCGCCTGCTAATATACCTTCTTCAAGTGCTGATCGTACAGCACACACAGAATCGTCTACCCTGTCATACTTTTCTTTTTGTTCCATCTCTGAGTTACCTCCCACATATATACACCCAATAGATCCTGCTAAACTTGCTATACGTTCTTTTATAAATTCATTAGATGCTTTGTCTTTTGTGTTTTTCTTTTGGATTTTTAATTCTGCAATTCTATCGTTTAACTCTGGTGTGCTGTTATCTTTTTTAAATATTACAGATGAATGCTCACCTACTATAACTTTATCAGCAACTCCTAAGTCAGAAGTTTGAATTAAACTTAAATCATCTCCTGTTTTTTCAGAAAAGTATGTAGCACCTACTGACATAGCTATATCTTGCATAAGCTCATGTTGTTTGTATCCAAACTGTGGTGGCTGAATATTACAGAACTTAAGACCACTACGAACTACATTAGCTGAAAGAGTATTTACAACGTTAGGAGAGCATGGTGCAATGATTAACAGTTTATCTCCGTTGTTAATTACAGGTTTTAATACATTTTCTATTTGTAAGATGCTACTTATTTCTGCATCACAAACTAATATTTTAACATCTTCAAGAATACACTCGTCCTTTTTTTGATTATTAATAAATAAATGAGACGAATAACCTCTTGCAATTTTTATTCCATTTGTCACATCAGCATATGTTTCAGCGGTCATAGACTTCTCTACAGTTACCATACCGTTAATTCCTACTTGTGTGTAAGCATCTTTAATTATTTTACCTATAGTCTTATCGTTATTCGCAGAGATAGATGCAACATCTAATAACCTTTCTTCTGTAACTTCTTTAGAAACATTTTGCAAACAACTTATAATATCAGCTGTATGTTCATTTATATACCTAATTACTTCTGTTGTGTTTGACTCTGATGTTAATATATCTTGACCAGCTTTAACTAAGGCTTCAGTTAAAACAATCGCTGTAGTTGTACCATCACCTGCTGAATGAGCAGTTCTACTTGCAGCTTCTTTCATCATCCTAACAGCTAAGTTTTCTATAGGATCATTTAAAAAGATTGAATCAGCAACGGTAACACCATCTTTAGTTACCGTCATGCCTGAAGTATGATTTGGAGATTCTATTAAAACAGTTTTACCCAAAGGACCTAAGGTACTCTTAACAGCTTTAGATATTGTAGTGATTCCTGTAATAAGTTTCTGACGAGCTTCATCATCAAAACTTAATGACTTTGGTATATAACCTTGTTCCATTTTATTAAATTTAATTTTAGCAAATATAATAAATTTTATAATATATCAAATACCATAGTCCAAAGAATTTTTAATATATTGAGCTCTATCTCTTTTTATATATTTACTTATTTATTACTTCTTTTTTTTAATACCCGTAAGTTTGGAATAATAATAATAAAAGAATATAAATAGTTATAAATCAAAAAGTTACAAAAAAATTTTCTTGGAATATTTGTGGAATATCTCTGTAACAAGTCCAGAGTTTGATAGAATTTAACAAAAAAAAAGAGAAACCTAAGTCTCTCTAATTTATCAAACTAACTATTTATTTTAATAATCATACATATTTTTATCACCATCCATACGCATCTTAGCTCTTTCAATACCATCAGCAATACAATCTATCTTGTATTGTTTTTTCATTTGAGCTCTATACATAGAAGCTTTTGCAATACCAGTCATGCCATCAGGACGTGCATTGATCAACCTTCCGTTCTTTACATACAGGCCATCTACATAGTCTGAAATCTTGTTATCTTTTTCCATGTCTTTAATTTTTTTTTGTAAAGATAATAAATTTTTTTTAGACACTCAGGGGTTGAGGGTTCTACATACTTATAAGGATAACTACTGCAAATGGAAACGGAGTTTTTTTGTAGGGGGGGGTGGAATTTTGTTTTGTTTTTTGCGGAATTTTTTGTCTTTTACTTTGTCTGCCCCGACTTACGCACTGCCCACTCACGCACACGCACACGCATTTTGCGTACTGTCTAAGCACACAACTCACAATTTAGGTTGGAGCTCCATTGTTTTGACTCCTAAGTCAACAAAGGGAACGAGACTTCCCTTTACCACAGTCCGACATCATTCAAGCCTAAACATTTGACACCTATAAACATTGCCCAAAATACTCACACTCAATATCTTATTAGAGAACATCAATTAATTATTTAATACTAACACAACATAAAGAAAAGATAGTGCTTTACAACGCCTTAAACACCCCTAAATACCAATTTCCAGAATAAGCCCAAATAAAATCCGACATCAATATATTTGTATAGTTATTAAGTATTTAGTATCTTTATATTAATAATAACAGAGGGTACAACCTCACTAAAAACAAACAAAAATGGACAAAATAAACACAACAACAATGCTTGGACTTACGAGTTCTATATCAAATGCTTGTACAACTCTTAATTCAAAAAGAGATGATATGATGATATGGTTAAAAGATACTTTACAATCTCAAAACAATTCTGTAATTTTTGTTGGAACATCAGCAGATTTTTACAGTAATGATATGTGTGATGGTATTCATTTATGTGCTGAAGATGGTGCTAAATATAATGGACAACTTATTTACGATTACTATTCTATGGATACTAAAGAAAGGGATTGTGGAATCTTGAAGACTTGGGAAAAGATAATCAACTCAAAAGGATATTACTCAGAATGGTATGATGGTGGTACAGTTATACTAAATAGAATCTAAAAACCAACTCACTCCACGTGCCTCAATGCTAATCGCATTGGGGTTTTCGTGGTAGAGGACTAATCCTCGCAACATTAAAAACAAACAAAATGAAGAATATAGATAAATATTCAGTAACCAAATTAAGCAATGCAATTGATGATGCAGTTGATGTATCATTTAGACAAATGGTTGACACAGTAAGAACTCAATGTTATATGTCACAGACAGAAACGAGTTGGGAAGATTGTGATGAGTTAGAATTTCTTGGAGAACACCCTAAGATGAGTACTATAAAAAATGCAATGACAAATGATATGAAACGAGTAGTTTTATCAGCACTAACAGATTCAGATTTTGAAACGGATACAGAATTTATTAAAGAAACTCTTATTGATTTGATAACTCCATTAATTAGAGATACTCATAATGAACAAGATGTAGAAGATTTACAACATATGAATTTAGAAGAGTTACAAAATATTCACAACGAATTATCTGTAGATATTGTTGACGATAATGAAAATAGACTACATAAAAATTCTGATGAATATCAATCACAATTTGAGACTGAGACAGAAAGACTTGAACGTGAAGAAGAAGAAGAATGGATTAGTGAGGATGAAATTGCAAAACGCAATCCAAATAAATTTAGAAAACCAAATGAAGACTTGCTTTGTGCTATGGAAGCGCAGATTGAAGGACATAATGTAAAAGAGGTAACAGTAATAATAGATGGCTCAAAATTTAAATTAAAAGGAGTCAAAAAACCATCTGAAAATACAATTGGATTATACCAACAAGAAATTAATGATGTGACTATATTAGCTTTAGAGACTTTGAGAGAACAAGTCCGAGATGCAAATGATAATTACAATCATTTTCGTGTAAATAAAGTTCTGAAATTTTACAAAAATAAATTTTGATCATAAGAAATTTTCACGTGCCTCACTACTAATCGTAGTGGGGATTTCGTGGTAGAAAACAAATAATAATTAAATTAAATAGATATGAAAATCACAATCAAGAAAGAGGTAATGAAGGAAATGAGAATGCCTCATTTACAATTTATAAATAAAAAAGGTAAGCCAATAGTTAGAAAAAATGAGTTACAACAAATGGTTTGCAAAGCCCAACTTAAAGTCAAAGGAAAATTATCAAAATCAGTAACTGAATACATTGATAGTAATGGACATCATAAATTTGAAATGTCAACGGGATGGTATAATGTTGCTTTTGGAAAATGGGTTTTTGAGGGATTGCTAACACGCAGTCGTGAAGAAGGATATAAAATTACAAAGTTAGGTAGATTATTTGCATCCACAGATACACGTGCATATGAGATTGAATTGTGGAAAAGCAAATTCAATAAAGAAAAAGTAAGAAGAAGTAATTACCAAGATTTATATTTAGAATATAAAAATAGGTACAAAGTTCTGAAAACCCAATATGATGAGAAGAATTCTCTTGCTGATGAAATCATAACTCAGTTCGGTGAGGAATTTGCTATGTCTGATAACAAAGGAAGTTTGCAAGAATATAATGTTGCCGATGACATTAATGAAATATGCAGAACAACCAAAGCTATTGATGTTGGTGCAAAATTACAAACTTATGATGGTAATTATAATTCTCCATTAAAATCATCACCATCTAATTCAATCATAAATAATTGTCTATCAAATATTCAAAATGAGATAGAGAGTATAAAACATATGTACAAAGAATAATTGTTTGTTTTTGTTCCACGATTACCTCAAGTCTTGTCAGCTTGGGGTTTTCGTGGTAGTAGGCAATAGTGCTTTAATTAAATGACAAACAAATGAAAAAATTAACTGATTCTGGAAATTTAGAAATAGAAAGAAATGATGTGATTAGATTCACAGAAGTAACTCCAAATAATTTTTGGACTATAAAATGGGAACGTGGAAGTGGATACGCATATAAAGATAAAAGTGATGCTTGTATTGGACACGTTAATAAAGATTGGTTGCTTTGGATGATTAAAAAAGGAAGTGCAGAGTTAATCAAGGCAAAAACCACAAAAAAATAAAATAATTTAAGGCACGATTTCGTATCCATTTGGGTACGTTTTCGTGTTTTTTCATATATTACAGATTACGTGGACTTACGTGGACTTACGAGCTCACGTAATTTACGTGGACTTACGAAAAGATCTGAAAATAAAATTAACTTATATATTAGGTTATTAAGTATTTATTATGTAGTTTAGCAATACTTATTAATTAAATTGAATTAGAATGAAAACAACGCACCACACTTACGAGTACGATTTGTCTGAAAACAATATTGTTATTGTACATTATGAGCTCTACAAACAAGAAGAAAGTGAAGACAGATTAACACCTTCAATGGAAACTATAGAAATAATAAAATTAATGCTTAATGGCGAAGATGTGACTTACGAATTAGAAATGTTTTCGTTTGAGAACATAGAGTCTAACATAGAAATAAATTTACAAAAATGAAAATATTAGAATTATTTAGTGGTAGCCGTTCTATTGGAAAGGTTGCCGACTCAAGAAACCACCACGTTTTTTCTGTAGACAACGTAGACTATCCAAATACAGATTGGACAGGTGATATATTAGATTGGGACTACCGACTTAATGAAATGAATGTAGGTGAATTAGATGAGTTCTATATTCCAGATATGATTTGGGCATCTTGTCCTTGCACCGACTTTTCAGTAGCTTGTATAGGTAAGAAATGGGTTAGTGGACACGAGTTTAAACCAAGAGATCCTAATCTTTTAGGCATAGAATTACTCAATAAAACCATAGAAATAATCCAATTTTACTTAGAAAAAAATCCAAACTTAATATGGTTTGTAGAAAATCCACGTGGTAAAATGAGAAAGTCACCAATGTGGAAAACGATTGAACATCAGAGACATACGGTAACATATTGTTCTTATGGAGACTCAAGAATGAAGCCTACAGACATATGGACTAATGCATATAATTGGACACCAAAAACAATGTGTAAGAACTTCAAATACAATAATAAAGGAGAGGTTATTAATAGACATTGTCATCACGATGCATCTCAGCGTGGTAGTACTGTGAGAAAATTACGAGCTCAAGGTATTGATGCAGTAAAAAGAGGAACAGAGTCTTTAAAAAATAATCACGAGAGAAGTAAAATTCCTCAAGAATTATGTGAAGAAATAGTATCTGTTATGGAGCATGAGTTACAAGAAATCAGACAAGATGGATGGCTAAGTATAGCTAAAAGAATATTATAAATAAATTAAAATTAAATAAAATGGGATACAGAAGTAAAGTAATTATAGGAGTAAAAAGTGGAGAGTTATCAAAAGAATTTGATAACATACTAAGAAAACATGATTTTAATACAAAAGATAATGTTATGTTAAAAAAGGATGATTGTCTAAAAATACATACCGAAAATGATGGAATGAAATTTTATACATTCAATTACATTAAATGGTACGAGTCAGATGATTGGTGTAAAGAGATTGTTGATTGGTTATGGAAAGTAAATAATGTAATAGGAATAACAGATTCAGATGTTTTCTGTATAGGACTTGGAGAAGATGGACAATTACATTCTGAAATAGGAGATCCTTATGAGTATGTAGAGCAAATTAGTGAAATTAACTTAATAGATTAAATAAATTAAAATTAAATAAAATGGAAAAAAAAGAAAATGTGTATATTGACAATAGCAGATTTATGGAATTTATAGATGAAATTGTTACACAAATGTTAGAATTAGAATTTGAAGAATATTATAATAATACAGGATTTGACAATGTTAAAGACAGAGCATACACTTTAACAGATGAAGCAGAGGATTTTTATAATGAACGATATGGTGAAATAGAGACAATGGCTAATAAAATAATGGGAGTATATAGTGATAATCATAAAAAATAAATAAAATGGAATTTAAAATAACAATAATATTATCTCACATAGAAAATCAATCTGTGGAAGATATGGAATTAAATGCACAAAACTATATTAAAGAGTTCATAGAAGATGATGAGCTCTATATAGAAAGCATAGAAAATATAACTATTAATAAAAAAAAATTATGAAAGTAAAAAACCCAAGAAAAGAAATGATAGATTTTATAATGGAGTATGCTGGAGATGAAATAGAATCTATTAATGATGCTTTAAAAATAGCAAAGATGACAGATAAAGAATTGAAAGATGATATTGATAATATAATAGAATATTATAAAAGAGAGCATAAGAAAATAATAGAATATAATAAAAGAAAATAATTATGAAGTAAGTTTGATTAAATCAAACTAACATCAAACATCAAACTAAATAAATATTAACTTTGTTTTAAAAATAATTATGAAAAAATTTATAGTTTCTATTTCGTGTGATTCTAAAAGTGGATTATATGGGATAAGAGAAAAAGATCGTAATCCTACTACAATAGTTGAAGTAGTAGATGCTCATAGTGAATACTCAATTTTACTTAAAAATCTTAACAAGTATAAAAAAGGTGAGAATATTTATTTCTGGAAAACTTATGCTAAACCTATTAAATTTTTATCTCAAGATTATAACCCCAAAGACAATGTTGCACATAGATTAAAAAACATTCCATATACACATTTTTATTATATAGAAGACAACAAACTATATATTACTGATGGTTATGTACAGCAAGTTATTGTTGTTGTTCCATTTCACACAGATATTTATTCGGTAGCTGTTGATATAGACACTTTAGATCCTAAATTTTTATCTTATGAAATACATACTGCTTTAATTTCTAATGTAGAAAACATTACAAAGATGTATAATGATTATAATGGACTTACGAGCTCATATGAATATCTTCACAATTCTAATAATATTAGAATACCAAATGAAAAAATTGATTATAATAAATTTAATTACAAAACAGGAATGGTAAGAGGAGACAGTCATAAGTTTCAAGAAAAAGAAAACTTTTTACATATTGATTTGGTTGTTAACTAATTATTATGTATTTTTAAAGTCTGAATTATTATTTTATTAAAGGGTTAAGTCTATCAGAGGACTTATTAAATGAGGATCTATTTGTGATCAATGCCCAAGCAAGTTAAGTACAGTCACAGATTACCCGAAAAGTAATATTACGGCTGAGACACTTGCAAAACACGAGTTGATGTTAGGCTAAATCAACAATGTAATTAGAAACTGTATGGCGTGTTTCTTTCTCGTTTTTTTATTAACTAATTAAATTAAAAATGGATAAAGAATATTATAAAAAAGTAAGTAACTATAGATATAGGGTTTTAAACTATAATGACTGGAAACAGTATATTGAAGAAGAATATAAAAAAACAGCTATAAAAAATATAGATAAAAAAGCTAAAAAACAAAGAGCTCAAGTTAAAGACAGTCCTTTAAATTTTTGTTTGTAATGAAAGAGATCAATCAATTAATCAGTGAGGAAAAGTTAAAACCTAATCCAAACAGAAGTTTGATTCAAAAGTTACAGCAACAATTAGACAGAATAATAAAAAATAAACAAGAGGGAGAGGACACAACGTCCAAAAAATAACTCAATTAGATTTGAAGTTAATTTTCTTTCTAACTCTCTCTTGTTTTTAACTTAAAATAGCTGGGAATAATCCCTAACCTTATTGGGTATGTAAGAGTATCCTTAATATTAAATGTTTAGCTATTTTAAACCATAAAGGGAGGACATAAACGGCATAAGCCAACAATAAGTTAATACTATTGTCCTCCTTTTATGTAAATTAAATTAAATTAAATGAACGAATTATCACAATACTTTGTAGAGCAGTGCAAATCAGCACGAGATCTTAAACTTTACAACATAAAAAACAGATTAAACTTAATAGAGTTTGATAGTTTCTTTAAAGAAACAAACAAACATATGGTGAATAATAGGCTTATGGAAATTACTCCTAATTATAGAAAAACTGATTTTTCTCGCCCTAAACCAATAAAAAATTGTCTAAATTACTTAAAACTAAAAAAATATTAAAATGAGCAAAAAAATTGATTTTAAAGATGTTGTTGATGTTCCTAATTATTATATAGGAGACACATACAGAGAGGGTTACTATCAAGCAAGGTATGTTGTAGAAGATTTTAATTGCACTTGGAACATTGGAAATGTTGTGACTTATTGTCTAAGGAGCTCTGAGAAACACGAGTCTCCAATAGAGTGTTTGCAAAAATCTATAAATCATCTTAAGTTTGAAATAGAGAGATTAGAAAAATTAAATAAAAAAAAATAAAATGAAGAAAGAAATATTTGATAAATATGCCTCATTAGTCGCTGATCAGTTTTTTATAAAATTGGAAGATATGTTTTCAAAATCACGTGTTCATCCACGTCCAGAGGCAAGACAAATGCTTTACTATTTAGCTTTTGAGCGCCCAATTAAAATAGGCAGTATTAGAAGATTTATGGAGGAAAACGGTCTTCCTGTTCAGCATAACACCGTTATGAAAGGTTATGAAAAAGCAAAAAAATCGGTAGAGCAAGACAAAGATTATAGAGAATTTATAAAAAAAATATCTAATGTATAATAAGGAAGATTTATTCTCTCAGGCTATGGAAGGTAACAATATAAAATTTGAAAAGATTAGTGGTATAAGTTTAATAAATACAGGTTTTAAAATTAGTAAGTACTTAAGCAAAATAGAAATTTTAAATTGTTCTAAAAGTGGTGATTATTACCAAGAACTTACCGAGCATGAATACAATATATTATATAAAAACGGATGGGAAAAAGGATGCAGACTACTGGCTTTAGATAATTGCAAACGTAAGGCAGAGCTCATTCAAGATAAAATGAAAAAAGAAGTAAACACAAGAAAAAATGATAAGTTTATTAAGAATTTAAAAAATAAAAGAGATCTTATTATGCAAAAATATTCTTATCATTCAAATAAACTAACTAAATTAAATTAAATAAAATGGAAAAGAAAAACATTTACAAAGCTCTTGCTAAATTTCAACAAGAAGTACCTGTTCTTTTAAAAGGAACAGATGGTTATGGATACAAGTACATACAACTTGAACACATAATTGCACAAATTAATCCTTTATTAAAAAAACATGATCTTGGATTTACTCAGTTAATTGATGGTAGTGGACTTACGACCGTTTTGTTTCATCATCCATCAGGAGAAGATATTTCTTCTTCTTGCATAATTCCTGAATGCGATATGAAAGGTATGAACAAGTTTCAATCAGCAGGAGCAGGGATTACTTATTTTAGAAGATATGCATTGTCTTCTATGTTAGGAATTATAAGTGACCAGGACACAGATGCAAAAGTATATACTACTGTAGCCCCTAAAATAAAAGTTAAACCTGAAGAGGCAACTAAAGTAACATTAGAAGTAGATTCTAAAGATTGGATTAACGTATTAAAGTATATTTCTAAATCTGAAATTAAAGCATTGGGATTGCCTGTTATTGTAGAGCAATTACAACAGAAATTTAAAATCACTGCTACAACAAAAAAGGAGCTTGCTAAGCATATATAATGGAGTTCTTTGATTTAGTAGAGGTTATTAATAAACTTAAAGATGACAGTCTGTATTATGGTGATTACGGAAAGCAATGGCTTTCTAATTCTGATATAGGCACATTGATTAATAATCCTAAACAATTTAGGAAGCCTCAAGAAGAAACCAAGGCAATGATTGAAGGCAGATACTTTCATACAGCTATGTTAGAGCCTCACAAATTAGATGACTTTATAGTTTTAGATTTAGCAAGTAGAAATACAAAAGCTTACAAAGAATATGTCATAAACAATGATAAGAAAATTTATTTATTAATAAAAGAAGTGCAGAATTTAAATACCATTGTAGAGGTAATGAAGTCAAACACAGTAATGATGTTAAACATATATAATAAGAAAAATTACTTTGAAGTTCCTATGATTAAAGAAATATGTGGGATAGAGTGGAAAGGTAAGGCTGATATTGTATGTGCTGATAGGCTGATAGATATTAAAACCACATCTGATATATCAAAATTTAAGTTTTCAGCTCGTAAATACAATTATGATAGTCAAGCATACGTGTATCAACAATTGTTCGGTAAACCTCTTGTATTCTACGTTATAGACAAGTTAACACACGATTTAGGAATATATGAGCCATCACAAGACTTTTTAGAACGTGGTAGAGAAAAAGTAGAAAAAGCAGTTGAGATATACAATAAGTTTTATGGACCAAGTGCAGATCCTGCAAATATTAAACAATACATTCATTATGAAACATTATAAAAAAATATACTTTGTCTTTAAGGCATTGTATGTAAAATTAAAAGATTATCTTTCAATCCTTCGTAAAAAAAGGAAAAAAAGAGAAAGATTTATAGTAGAAGTTCCAACTACTATGGAAAGTGAAAGCGATAAAAATAAACTTATGGCTGACATTTTAGACATTTTGGAACATCAAATTAAATTACATTAAAATGGAAGATAAAAAAATTTTTGTTGGATCAGGTATATCAAAGTTTGAAGGAAATCTTGTGTCTTGTAGTATATGTCTTTCTGATTTACCGTCAGAGCATATATTTGAATACAATTCTAAGAAATACATTAAACTGAATGTCCAAAAGAAAAAAGAACAAGATCAGTATGGTAAAACACATTCTGTATCTATTGACACTTGGAAACCTGAAGCTAAAAAAGAGCCTGTACCAGCTGTTAATTCCAGCGATGACTTACCTTTTTAAAGGTATTTAAAATATAGAGGGAAGGGATAGTTTCTTTTCCCTCTATTTTTATTATGTACTTAGGTATATAAAAAAAAAGAATATAATATAATAATAATCAATTAGTTATAAAAAATATAACTTGGAATAAGAATGGAATGCAAATGGAAATAACGATATTTAAAGACATAAAAAATACTGATCAACCTTTTTATAGAGAAGTAGAAGTAACATTAGAAAGGATAGAGAAGGGAAATTCAGCTGAGATAGTAAAAAGAATAAGAGCTGAAAAAGACAAAGAAAGAAGAAATGAAATAAAAAAACTTTTACCAGCTATATGTTTTAGTGGTAAGTTTATTAAAAGAAATGATAAATCATTAGTAGAACACAGTGGACTTATTTGTTTAGATTTTGATGGGTATAAAACAAACAAAGAGCTCTTACAAGAAAAAGAAATATTATCTAAAAATAAATTTGTATTTAGTGTTTTTGTATCTCCAAGTGGTAAGGGATTAAAGGCATTAATAAAGATTCCTGCAATAGTAGAAAACCATAAAAAATATTTTAATTCATTACAGAAATATTTAGATTCTCCATATTTTGATGCTACATCTAAAAATGTTTCACGTGTGTGTTATGAAAGTTACGATCCTTTAATTTACGTAAATCCTACATCAAGTGTATGGGATAAGATAGAAGAAACAGAATTTGTAGAAGTTATTAAAAACACAGATACACCAACTATTCCCATTACAGATGAAAATAAAATAGTAGATATTCTACTTAAATGGTGGGAAAAAAAATATGGTTTAAAAAATGGTGAAAGAAATAACAATGTATTTATATTGGCTTCAGCTTTTAATGATTTTGGAGTTACACAAAACTTAGCAGAATTTATTATGGGTAATTTTGATTCTAAAGATTTTAATCTTAATGAAATTAAAAGAACTATACAGTCAGCATATGCTAACACACAAAATTTTGGCTCTAAATATTATGAAGATGAAGACAGAATTAGTTTAGTAAAACAACAGTTAAGAAGAGGTGTATCAAAAAAAGAAATACGATGTCAGTTACAAGACGAAAACATTGATATTGTAGATATAGAAAACGTTATGGTTCGTCTTGAAGAAGAGCAGTCAGTTCAACAATTTTGGACTAAAAGTGATAAGGGAGTTGTAAAAATGACACACATACTTTTTAAAAATTTTTTAGAAGACAGTGGATTTTATAAGTTTAATCCTGAAGGCAGTAAAAATTATGTTTTTGTAAGGGTAACAAATAATCTTATTGATCATACATCTGAAAAAGAAATAAAAGATTTTGTATTAAGTTATTTATTAACTGTTGATGATTTATCAGTATACAATTATTTTGCTGAAATGACAAAATATTTTAGAGAAGAGTTTCTTACTTTATTATCAAGTATAAATGTATTTTTTATTGAGGATACTAAATCTACTGCTTACTTATATTATATGAATTGTGCAGTTAAAATTACTGTAAATGACATTACATTAATTGATTACATAGATTTAGGTGGTTATGTATGGAGAGACCACGTAATAGACAGGAGTTTTACAATGTGTAAAGTAGGTAAATGTGATTATAAAACATTTATATCAAATATTTGTGCTGAAAATGAAAGTCGTATAGCTTCAATGGAATCAACTATAGGGTATTTACTACATGGTTGGAAAAATTTATCTTATTGTCCTGCTGTAATATTAAATGATGAAGTTATATCTGATAATCCAGAGGGAGGAACAGGTAAGGGTTTGTTTATGAATGGATTGACTCATATGAAAAAATTAGTAACTATTGATGGTAAATCGTTTACATTTGAAAGGTCATTTGCTTATCAATTAGTATCTGCTGATACACAAATTTTATGTTTTGATGATGTAAAAAAATCTTTTGATTTTGAAAGATTGTTTAGTATTATTACAGAGGGAATTACCCTGGAGCGTAAAAATAAAGACGCAATTAAAATTCCATTTGCTAAATCTCCTAAGGTTGCGCTTACAACGAATTATGCTATTAAAGGTAAGGGGTCAAGCTTTGAAAGAAGAAAATGGGAATTAGAGCTTGCACAACACTACACTAAAGAATTTACCCCACTTGTAGAGTTTGGTAAACTAATGTTTGGTGAATGGGATGACAATGAATGGTGTCAGTTTGATAATTATATGATACAAAATTTACAGATATATTTAAACAAAGGTTTGCTAAAAAGTCAATTTGTTAATCTTAAAATTAGAAAGTTATCTGCTGAAACTTGTCACGAGTTTATTGAATGGTGTGGACTTATTGGAAGTGGAGTACCAAATGATTTATTAAAAGCTAATACAAGAATATTTAAACAGGATTTATATGAAGATTTTATTAATGAGCATCCTGATTTTGCTCCTAAATCTAAATTTACTATATCACGTATTAAATTTTGGTCCTGGATTAGATCTTATTCTATATTTAAATATGATATAGAATTTGTAGAGGGTAGAAATATGAACGGTAGATATATAGAATTTAAAACAAAAGAAGAATGAAGATATTAATAGCTTGTGAAGAGTCGCAAACCATAACAAACTTATACAGAGAAAAAGGTTATGAAGCATATTCGTGTGACATATTAGAGTGTAGTGGAGGAAATCCACAGTGGCATATAAAAGGCGATGCTTTAACTTATGCATACAGTGGTGAGTTTGATATGATGATAGCTCATCCACCATGTACTTACTTAGCTGTAAGTGGTGCAAGATGGATGTACAACAAAGACGGAAGTGTTAATCAAGAAAGATTAAGCAATCAAAACAAAGCTTTAGATTTTGTAAGAAAATTAATGGATGCACCTATTAATAAAATTGCAGTAGAAAACCCAATAAGCGTTATAAGTTCTAAAATTAGAAAGCCTGATCAAATAGTACATCCGTATTGGTTTGGAGATAAAGCATCTAAATCTACTTGTTTGTGGTTAAAAAACTTACCACCACTTACTGCTACTAATATGGTTAGTAAAGGTGAATTTTTTGAATGGGTTGATAAGAAAGGAAAAAAGAAACGTCAAGCACAATGGTATATGGATGCGTTAAAAAAAGCAAAGACACCTGAGCAGCGTAGAACATTAAGAAGTAAAACATTTGAAGGTATGGCTAAAGCAATAACAGAACAATGGATTTAAAATTTAGAGATTATCAATCAGAGATAATTAAAAAAGCTACTGATATATTTTTATATGGATATAGTAATTTTGTGTATTTAGCTATGGAGGTTAGAACAGGTAAAACACTAACTGCTTTAGGAATTTGTTCTAATTTAAATGCAAAGAATGTTTTATTTATAACTAAGAAAAAAGCTATTACAAGTATAGAACATGACTTTTATTTGTTAAAATCCCCTTATTATTTAGAAGTTATTAATTATGAATCATTACATAAGATTCATCAAACAGGTTGGGATGTAGTTATTTGTGATGAATCGCATTCGTTAGGAGCTTTTCCACGTCCTAATAAAAGAGCAAAACAAGTTAAAGAAATATTTAGAAGGTCAAAGCCATATGTTTTGTTTTTATCAGGAACACCAACACCAGAGTCATACTGTCAAATGTATCATCAAGTTTACGGGGTAGATAATAATCCTTTTTCTAAATACAAAAATTTTTATGCTTTTGCTAAAACACACGTAAACGTCACTCAGAAGAAGATTAACAGTATGATGATTAATGACTACACAAAAGGATTAAAGTCTATTATGGAGGCTGTAGACCCCTTTAAAATAAGCTATACACAAAAGAAAGCAGGCTTTAAAACACAGACAGAAGAAAAAATTCTATATGTAGAATTAAATACAGGTACTATAAAATTAATAAATAGATTAAAAAAAGACAGAGTATTGGAAGGAGATGGGGAAATACTATTAGCAGATACAGGAGTTAAACTAATGTCTAAAATACATCAATTATGTTCTGGTACTGTTAAGTTTGAAAGTGGTAACGCAATGACTGTAGATTTTAATAAAGTAAATTTTATTAAAAAATATTTTGACAATAAAAAAATTGCTATTTTTTATAAGTTTACTCAAGAGTATAAAGCTTTAAAAGAAGTTTATGGTGACAATATAACAAATGATTTAGAAGAATTTAAAACTACAGATAAATGTATAGCTTTGCAAATCGTATCAGGAAGAGAAGGAATAAGTTTAAAAGAAGCTGAAGCACTTGTTTATTACAATATAGATTTTAGTGCAACATCTTATTTTCAAAGTCGTGATCGTATGACAACTAAAGACAGAGCTTATAATAAAATATATTGGATTTTTAGTCATAACGGAATAGAAAATGATATTTATAAAGCTGTAGTTAAAAAGAAAGATTATACCCTATCACATTTTAAAAGAGATTCATTAGATTTGTAAAATGACAGAGAATCAAATCCAATTGAAAAGAATAAACCAATTGGAAGATGAAGGCTATTATGTTATTAAATTAACAGTAACAAATAGAAATGGGATACCTGATTTAATAGCTATCCCTAAAAATTCAGATGT